CACGCTGGCCAAGATCGAGATGGGTGACTACGACGGTGCTGCTGATAACATGATGAAATCATTGTGGGCAAGACAGACCCCAAATCGGGCAGGTAGATTAGCAGAGCAAATGAGGACAGGGCAATGGTCAATGTAATCAAAAGTTTCCAAACGTGGATTTTGTCAGTTGCAGGTGTCGTGGCTGCGGCCTTGGGCATCTATGCATACGGGCGGCATCGTGGGTCAGAGGATACTGAGATTGAAATGGAGAGGGCAGACAATGCAAACGCACGCAAGGTTGAGGACGCGGCTGACAGGGCACGCAGGAACGATGGCGGTGGTGCTAGTCCTGTTGAGCGGTTGCGCAAGTACAAGCGGCTTAGAGACGTCTCGGACGATCTGTAGAGAACTGGCAATGGACTTGCCCACCTACTCGGTTAAAGACACGCCCGAAACTCTAGAATCGGGCGCACGGTTTATAGACGTTTTTTATGCGGTTTGTCCTAATTGATGATGGCGACAAGAGTAACAACCCACAATGTTGAGGGCTTCTTTTGTTTGCTCGTTCATTTCTCTACTCCAAAATGTTCTTTGATTAAATTAAACGCTGTTCCTCGGCTAATCATGTCGCGCAACCTAGGTCTTAGTACTACTCCACACTCTTTAATAATTAAAAGAGAGTACTTTTCAATAAATATAGCCAAGCCTTTTTCATGTGAGGCATCATCGGGTATGAATTTTATAGCTTGCTCGGCAAGTTCTTTGATTCGGTCTAAAGACTGTATTTCTGTTGTCAATGCACCCTTCATAACGCCCCCAGCGATTTGTAGTAAGCCCATTTTTCTTGGTACTCAGGCAACTCACTCGGTTTCACAAAGCCAAGTCGTTTAAACGTAGCCATCACATCTGTTTTGACTGCTGGTGTATATGGTAAATGGTCTTTCGGGTAGTTCAACATGGTTTCTCCTTAGGTTTTACTTCAATTTATATCTATCACGACACGGTGCGCAAGCACCATCTATCAAACGACCTGACCATTCTCCGCACAAGTCGCAGTCACCCTCAGTGCCAGGGGCGCGCTTTGCGGCATTGCTGATTTCTTGCAACTTTGCGTCAATTGCAAGCTGTGTTCTGTCGTTAGTTATGTCTATTTCGTCGGCCATGTATTTTTTTCCTTTAGAATTAACGCAACCAAACGTAACAATTCACGTCTTGTTTTATTTTCTGTTAATTTAAGTATTGCATCTTCTTGATGTGGCAAAAGTTTTTGCCAATTTCTGTTTAACTTATCATTGTTATTAGATTCATCAATTATCATAGCTTTTGCCAAATAAGCATCAACCATGTGTTCTCTTTTCGATGGGGGCGTAACATTTACTTTACAATCAGAATCAGCAAACGATAAATTATTTTCATAAAGTTTGTTTTCAATGTGGTTGCAAGTGTTTCTTCCAAGCTCTGGAATTTTCAGTACTTGATTTTTTGTTAATTTTGTAAGTTCTAATATTGTGTATATGTTGTCGTTTTTTAAACTATTTATTGCTCTGTTTGTAAGCATTAAATTGTCAATTGGTAATGATAAATCAATGTTCATTTTGTTTTCCTCAATAAAAACTTTAATTCTACTGTTCGCGCTGCTTCACGCAATTTGCTTGGGTTAGTCTTTTTAAACACTTCTAGCGCAACGGCAACAAACGTTTCTATCTCTGCTCGCTCATCGTCACCCCAACCAATTAACTCGGCAACGCACGACTTTAAACGCTCGTCTTTCAATTTAGCAACCGCTTGCACGGTGTACTCCAAATCTTCTTGACTAAGCGCGTGACGCTCTTTTAGCAACCGAATCATGTCTTGCGTGATTGCAGACACAATTGCTTCTGCGGGCTTCACACAAAACACGCCAGTATGATCGTCAGGAACGCCACAAAAGCCACAGCGTATGCTTGCACTGGTATTGTGTTGGCTTCACGTTTTAAACGACTGTATTCGCCTGTAATCATTTCAATTCTCCTCCATGGTCGATGCAATAAGCAAAGTTCTCAACTTCTAAAGTTCTGATTACTCCCCATTCCTCTTGAGGCAGGTCGGCAACCACATCGTCTAAGTAATCCTCGTCAATCGCATACACTGTTGTGCATACGTGTTGAGCGCGAGTGGCTGTAACTTTGTAGATTGGCATTTTGTTTCTCCTTGTTAATATGTAAACAGTATAGCGCACTATTTACACTATCTAGTAGGTGTTTACCCTATAAAGTACGCATAAACCGACCTTGGCCCACAAACATACGGCTCTTTGTCAACTTTCTTGCGATTTACCCTATTTGCTTTTACATAGCGCACCAAAGTGCATTGCACGGTGGACATCATAAGATTTAAACCTACCGCAATTTCTTGCGTGTCGCAATGTGGGTGTTCACGAATGTAGTTCATAATTTGTGCTGAAATCATAGTTTTTCCTTAAAGTTTTAAGATTTGTAACATTGCATCTTGCCAACCCTTGCCGACAATAACCTTATGGTCAATTGATTTTAGGTACAAAATCCAATCCTTTTGTGCTGGGCTTAAAACGCCCCCAGCTTGACGCTTCATCTCAACCCATACGTTCCATTTGGGTATGTACAAATCAGGCACTCCTGCGCTTGTGCCAGTAGCTTTCAGTTTGGCAGCCACCGCGACATGACGATGACCACCGTTAGGGATAGCAAATATCCTCAAGTTGGGATACTGCCTCCTAAACCATTGCACAAATAACATTTGCTCTTGATCTTCACTAGGTATGATGGGCTTCAAAATGGACACTCCCCGTCTTCCCAGCTTGGACAAGCATTAAGAGTGTTTACAAAACCCTCTGGTGGGTCAGCGTCAAACTTTTTGCAATGCCCTTCTTGTGAATAAAAGTGACAAGTATGGCAATACTTGGGTGTGCCTAGATCTGTTACTTCTCGCCACACTTTTAAACCATCTGGCTCTTTTGGTCGCATATCCACTCCCTTTTAAGTACTCTAAAAAATTTACCGTCTTGTATAAATTCTATTTTTGATGGTGGCTTGGCACTGTTCATAACTAGCGCCATTGCACTTAATGCGTTTTCTTCATCTTGCATTTTGACTGCATCAACTAAGTTAGCGCCTGCTGATGAAGCAATGTCGCATAACTTTTGCCATGCCGTTCTACTTGCATAGCCATCGTGAAGCAGTGTAAAGTATTCTGTAATAGGTTTGTCGCTTAAGTCGCCGTAGTAAGTGCATTTAATCATCATCTTCTGGCTAGAAACGCTCGTGTGTAAACGCCACTCCCACCCTGTAATTAATAAATCACGCCCACGCAAGCCCATAATGTCATCGTCACGCAGCTTAAGTGGCGATTTTTCTATTACAGGAAATGGGTTTCCACAAGCGGGGCAAACCATAAGCGAGATATGCACTAACTCTTGACAATTGTCACAGACCTTAACTGGTGCATCGCCTGAGCCTTCTTTTGTGCCAGGCTTTGATGATGGGTTAATTGCAGTGATCGGGCCATGAGTAGCAACCACACCAGCGAAATCAAGCACTAGACAATGATCTGTGTGCGACTTAGGTCTAAGCCCACGCCCTGCCATTTGTACGTACAGACTGGCACTCATAGTTGGTCTCAACATGGCAATCAAATCAATGTCAGGGTAATCAAACCCAGTTGTTAAAACATTAGCATTCGTAAGCGCTTTTAGTTTGCCCGATTTAAAGTCAGAAATCATGCGCTCACGGTCTTTCATTGGCGTGTCGCCTGTGACACAATCAGCAGGAATATTAAAAGCGTTTAATATTTCGGCTATGCTTTTAGCATGATCGACACCCGTGCAAAACAATAGCCAGTGGTGGCGGTCTTGCGCTAAAGACACAATTTCTTTAACAATATTAATGTTCTTTTGTTGATTGTTTACTGCCGCTTGTAGCTCTGACTCAATGTACTCGCCCCCACGTTTATGTACACCCTTTAAATCAAAGCCCTCATCGGTGAGCTTAGAGCGTAAAGGGGCAAGAAAGCCTTTGTGCATCAACTCCTCAATCTTTACGGGTTCAATTAAGGCGTCAAACAATGCAGGTTTGTCAGTAATTAAGCCATGCCCTAAACGGTAAGGTGAGGCGGTTAAGCCAATAATACGAATAGCAGGGTTGATAACCTTAAGCTCACTTAACAGGTGACGGTAGCCTCCCTCATCTTTATGTGAAACCAAATGGCACTCATCAATAATTACCAAATCGGTAAACCCAATATCTTTGGCTTTTTTACGCACAGACTGAATACCCGCAAAGGTAATTGGCTCGCCTAACTGCCTTTTTTTTAGGCTTGAGCTGTATATGCCCATCGGTGCGCCCCGCCAGTGCAAGCGCATCTTTTCGGCATTTTGCTCAATTAGCTCTTTTACATGGGTCAGCATAAGCACCCTAGTTTCAGGCCATGACTGAATAGCGTCTTTGCAAAGCGCAGCAATCACATGAGATTTACCACTCCCTGTTGGCATGACTAAACAGGGGTTGCCTTCACTGTTGTTGGAAAACCAAGCGTATAAATGGTCTATGGCGCGTTGTTGGTATTCTCTCAGCATTACCCTGAAATCTCCGCATCAAAGTCTTTTCTTAGTGTCTGAACAAAGTTGTCAGCATTAAGGCAAGCGTCTACGTTGCTCAGAATCTCTTTGCTTGTAAACACATCAGGCGCTTTCTCGCCATTTTTAATCTCTTTACCGTTAACGATGTAGATGGCTTGCCATTCTTTATCGGTTTCCTTGCGCTTCCAAGGCACTAAATCAGGGTGAATGACGTGACTGCCACACCCTGTGCGTTGAAAATCTACAGGTATTTCATTGGCATCGTGACGCTCACATCGCCACGTTGAATCTTCTAACGGGGTTACATTGGCGCAAGTGCGACAGTTTGACTCTTTAGTTGGCTCTTGCTTATGACAAAACTGGTAAGCGTCACAAAATTTGCACTCGTACCAACTTGGGTCAGTGCTAATAGGAGGTGGCAGACGCTCCTCCAGTGCTAATCTTTTGCCTCGTGCTATGGCTTTATCTGCTGCTTCCTTTTCATAGTTCACACGCTCGGTATAGATGCGGTCATCGTCTTTACACACAGCTAGGTAAAATGCTCGGTCTATGTTTGTGCCTTGCATATAGACCTGCATCTGCACCCAGTGCATAGGCTTAGACTTCTTAACGCCGTTCTTAACCATGTCATCAAACGACTTCTTGCTATGGGTCTTAAACTCAGCAACATGACGCTTGTTTGGTGCTTCAGGCAAGCCACCTTCAATCACGCCATCAATGCTACCTGACACATGAGCGCCAAAATTGACCCGTGCTTGATTTTCATTGGTGTTTCTAATATCAACACCAATATCTCTTAAATCACGCACAATAGTTGTTTCTTCCATTTGCCCACGCCTAAATAAGCGCAACACACGACCAGGGAACTGGGGCAACACAGCCCACCTAAAGGACAGCCACAGCCATCTGTCGCAAGGGTGTCCTAGAGTGCTTGCACCCATGTGGGGGCGGGGTAGATCTGCTATCTTTTCGTGATGAGCGTCAATCAAATTTTGCACGTTGTGCATCGGCTCTGGTATAATCATTTTCATCTCCTTGGGTGTAAATCCCAACTTTGCCCCTAGCCAAAACTAGGGGCTTTTTTTGCTTACTTCGCTTTTTGCCAAGGGGGTGCAGCTTTAGCTGGATCAGTGGTCTTTGATGCTGGCGGTGCAAAAGACGCAACAGGCTTGCTACCCTCTATTGCCTTGTAGCCTTTAACCTCATTAGACGCACCGTATTGACCATCTGCTGGCTTGATTGTTACCTTGATAGATAATGTTCCACCGATTAGTTGATCGGTATTAGTTACACGAGCCAAACCAATTGCTCGCATGATGTCACCTAAGTTTTGACGACCAATTTCCTCAGCCTGTGAGTTTTGATTGCGAATGTTAATGTTGCTAAACACCACACGACCTTGACTTGTATCACCCGTAATGTCAAAGCGAATCTTGATGTACTCGCCTGTGCCATTCTTGGTTTGCTTGACTTCTGCACTATGCACAAATGCTGTGTACCAACCAGAAGGTACAAGGTCATAGTTGCTTGTGCCAACGGGTAATTGTTCTACATCAAATGTTTGGTTAAGTTCCATGATTTATTCCTTTGGGATAATAATTGAAAATGAAGGGCGACCCGCTTTGGCGGTGATTGCCTCAGCCAAGTAATTGGTAATTTCTGTACTTGTTGCCTTCCAGACTGCTGCATTGATTTCAGGCTTCCATCTAAAGAGGCTAGGCAAGTGATCGCTTAAGCCATGCAAGTTTGCCAATTCTTGTAACTTATCTGAATCAACCTTGCGGGTAATGCGACCTTCGATCTTTAAACCTAATCCAGTATCTGGTTTAAAGCTCTCAGTGCCATCAAAGTTCTCAGGCACACCTAGCAATGAAAGAATCTTGTCTTCACAAGACCTGCGCTCTTTTAAAGCTAATTCTTCTTGCTTTTTGCTTGTTTGCCATAGGTTTACAAGATCTTCGATTGCCTGACTCATTTTGCACCTCCAATCTTTGCAATAATTGCTGATAAGTCTGGCGCTTCCCATGCGTCTAACTTGCCTGAACGATCTTTAGCAAGCCAAATGCCGTCTGAGTCACACATCAAAGCACGTTGACTATTTCCGTCTGCGTCTTTCTCAACACGCAGTGCAAGCACTTCGTCAAAAAAGTACGGTAATAGCTGACCAGTTTTATTGCCTGGCATACTAGGTGCGTAAAGTAAGCGACCTATTTCATCTTGTGACTTCTCGCACTTAGCTGTGAAATAAACGTGCTTGCCTGGTATGTCACGAAAAGCACGAATGATGTCAGCCATTTGTTCTTGCATAGCGCCATAAGCCTGCCTTGGGTCTTTGGCAATCTTTTTTTCATAATTCAATACCACTTCAGCAATTTCAGAGATTGAATCGAGTGCAATAGACTCAAAACTTATACCCTCCTCTGATTCTGTCAACCACTTATACGCTTCCATCAAAGTTTCGTAAGAGTTAACTTCTACATAAGGCAAGTTTGCATCTTGTATAGATAGCAAGCCACCTTCGGCAGACAGCACAACAGGGTTGGGCAAAGTAGGGATAAGTGAAGTCTTGCCAGTGCCTGCATTGCCGTATACAAGCATCTTCACACCATTGGCAGATAAGGCACTTGTCAACTTTAGGTTAATAGCCATTTTTAGTTCCTTTTGTATCACTGGTCGGACAATCCGTTTAGTGAGTGTTGATAATTTAACAAATTAAAGTTATGATGTCAA